AAAGTCAATTGAGGTACAACAATTTGTGGTAAAATATGATTTATATTAGTTATTGATGCGGTATTATTTGATATATCAAATTTATTTTGTGAAATATCAGTGGTATTTGTTGCCACATTACTTTTTAAACTAACACCATTAAAAGTTAAATCAGTAGCACTAAGACGTGAATTATTGGCGGTTGAATCAACATAATCAGTATATGGACTAGTAGAACCTAAATCTGAACGAATTTTAGTACTTAAATTATCATTTGCTAGTTGTATTGATAATGATGTTTGTGTGTTGTTTGTTCCATTTGCATAACTTCTAAGGGTTGAATCACTTGCCCTTATACTATTTTCGTCATTATTTAAAGCCACTTTAACAACTTTATTAGTTGTTAAACCTTGAGTACTTAAATTTAATATTTTATCTGGTGCAGTCGTTGCATTACTTGTCCAAAAATTGAAACCACCAGTTTGTGCGGCACTTGCATTTAAAAAATTTGTTTCTAAATTGGGTGAGCCGGCTATTCCAAGATGTTGATACATACCTTGACTATTGGATGTACTAGTGACAGGAAACCCGACTAATACGGGAGTACCATTTAAATTTGCACTTAATACGCCTTGATTATTAAATGCTCCATTACTTGCCAAAGTTTGAACGGACATTATATATAATATTAAACTATATATATTTTTTTCAGAAAAATGGAAAAATTAGCTTATTCAATTTTGCTTACCTATTAAATCATTAGGATTTAAAGAATCTAAAATCTTTGTAGAATGTTCATATAATGTATTATATGTTTTAGCAGGTAATATAATATTATTTTTATTTTTAGGCACCAACATTGAAACGCCATCTATTGAAGAACGAACAATATACTCGTTATTTTTTTGTTTTTCAGTTGTCCATGCTGGATTTAATGCTAATGCCTCATAAACTCTATTATTATTTAAAATATGTTCTGGTACAAATCCTTGACTGTGTCCTACTAAAGTAATTTTATAATCAGGATACTTTTCTAATGCTTCGTTGAATACTCTCTCAGAATTTTTAAATCTTCTTGTATTTTTATAAAAGCCAATTAAATAATGAGCATTATTACCCCAATCTCTAAATGTTCCTTCTGTCCCTCTGAAAACTATTACTAAATGATGTTTTTCTTGATTTTTAAAAACTTGAACTTCATTGTCCGATAATTCTTTATCAATTTCAAAATCTCCAATATGATGTTTATCAGGATTATAACTATTTGTTATAAATTCTTTAAAATTTTCTACTGAAAGAGAACCACCACTTTCTTTATCATATTCAATTACTAATATTACCCCATTTTTTAATTTTTTAGATGAATAATGTGAATTTTTTTTAGGGTTAAATTGTCTAAATCTATAATAATTTCTTTTCTCATCTATTTTTTTGTATTTAAAATTTTTTTTAACATAATCAATTGCTTGACTACGTGTAAATTTTTTTTTAGGTATTATAACAGATTGAATTTTTGAATGTCCTGATCCAAACCATCCAGTCATATAATCCATATCATCATCAACATTTTTTTTTTTTGCTTCTGGCTTAACTAATTTTAAATTTTTGTGTAAGTTAAAAAATGAATCATCATCATCATCATCATCAACATCATCAACAATTTTTTTTTTTGCTTTAATCGTATATAAGATTAAATCTAATAATTCATTTTTTGTTAATTTATTCATATATAATATATATTACATATTTTTTTTAATTATTTATCATCAATCTTTACATATTGATTTGATATAACATTTGAAGATGTGCCCATGGCTGATGCAGTTTCTTTTAATTCTTCTAATGGTTTTTTAAATTTATCAGTTAAATTACATTATATTTTTTTTTTTGGTACGAAATTTTCTTTTGTTCTTTTATTTTTTCTTTATTTTCTTCACGATATTTTTTTCGCTGTTCTTTTATTTTGTCTTTATTTTCTTCTTGGTATAGTTTTATTTGTTCTTTTATTTTTTCTTTATTTTCTTCACGATATTTTTTTGTTTGTTCTTTAATATATTCTTTATTATTTTTAACATATATTTTTTGTTTTTCTAAAATTACATCTTTATTTTTTTCATAATATTCTTTATTATTATTTTCAATTTCTTCCAAAGTTCTTTTTGGTCTTACTTTATTAATACATTCAATATTATTAAAATAATATCTTTCACGAACTAATAACTCATCTTTTGAATTACATGGAACTAATTCAACTAACTCAATATAATAATCCCCATTTTTTAAAATTTGATTAGCAGTTGTTATTCCTTTATTTCTATTATATGCTATTCTATGCCCTTTAAGTCTATCTGATAAATATTTTTGAGTAGTTGAACCGATATAAACTAAATTTGTTTTATTACAAACAATTTTATAAATTTTTCCATTTTGATATTTATTAATTTCTGTCATTTATGATAATAAATATTATTATCGTTTTAAATGGTTTTTTTTAGTTTTTTATTTAACATCAAGTTTTACATATGTATCTGAAATAGTTCCAGAACTGGTTCCCATTGCTGTTGCTGTTTCTTTTAATTCTTCTAATGGTTTTTTAAATTTGTCTGTTAGGTAGATACCGCGCAGAGCAGAAACCCCAATTTTTTTTTTAAAAATTTTATTTAAAATTCTTGTTATACAATTTATTTGTTTTAATTCTTCGCCATCATAATCTACTAATAAAAAGAAATTTTTATCTTTTCTTAATGGATGTAATTTTAAGAACTGTAATAAAATTTTTTGTAAATGATCATTTACATTTACTTCTTGCAAATTGTACGTTCCTTGTGTTTTATAATTATAAAATAAAAATTTTGATTCACTCGGAATATAATAATTAAAATCTTTATAATCTTCGGATAAATTTTTAGATGATTTAATTACTTTCATTAATTGATAATCTTTATTGCGTCGTGGTTGATTTAAAATATATAAACTTAAAACAACAAAATCTAATATATCATCCCATTGTTTTTCATTAACTTTTTTTAATTTTAATAATGGTTCAACTTTTTCAGAATATTTATTAAATATTTCTTTAACTTCATCTTGACTAATCCAGTTTTCTGTCTGTGATTCACTTTTTTCATTATTAACTTTAAGTTCTTTATTTAGTTCCATCATTTTATTATAATAAATTTTAAATTCTTTTTCAAAACCTTTCAAACCTTTTATAGTTGATACAATACTAATTAAATATGTTCTTTGTGAATTTGGTTTAAGATGATTTATTTTATTCATAATGTTATCTGTTTTTTTTAAAAAGTTATAATTTTTAATTTCATTTCCGTCATTTAATCTTAGAATATTTCTAGTATAAATATTTTTAGAAGTTTCTGATATTTCTCTTTTACTCATATATATATAATTTATATATTTTTTTTATATTATATTATATTATATATTTTTTAATATTATTTATTTTTACTTTGGCTTATCCAAATTTTCGCCCGGAGTCATTATATTTTATTAAAAAAAATTTCTTCTTTATAAAAATTGAAGCTACTAAGTAAAAGGGCAAAATGGGTGAAATTTACGGAAACGTATTTTTATATAACAAATTTTCGGATTCCGTAAATTTCCCCCGTTTTTATATTAACTTAGTAGCTTCAATTTTTATAAAGAAGAAATTTTTTTTAATAATATATAATGACTCCGGGGGAAAATTTGGATAAGTTTAAACAAAAAAAATTATTCAGTATAATAAACACTTAATTGATCCAAATTTTTAAATTTCATTTTTAAATATTTTCTCATTATTATATTATGAAATTCTTTATTCGTATTAACACCATTTTGAAATAAAAATAATTTTAATATAACCCATCTTCCGCATGTACTTACATGATCATCCCATTTTTGATAATCATAATTATTATTAGAATGTTTTACATTTTTTAATAAATTTTGTAAATAATCTCTACCTTCTCCATATAATTGTCTTTTCTCTTCAGAAATAAATTTTAGTTCATCTTCTTCTTTTAAACCATAACTATCAAAAAATTCAAAATAGTTTTTATATCTGGTTAAACATGTCCAATGTCCTATATTAACTCCATTTTTAATTTCATCAGTAAAGAAAATAACACAATAATCTTTTTTTTTTGGTAATAGTTGAAATATATCATTATAATTTTTTATATCTTTAAATTTAATAATTTTTAAATCATGTCCAAGAGCATTTTTTAAATCATCCGAACTGACCATGTAACTGATTTCTGAACTTACCATAATATACAATAACAACACAAAAAAAAATCATAGATTTTTTAAATTATTTATATGAATTTTAGAATTATTATGTATGGATTTATTAGGTAATGATATTTCTTTATTACAACACTCACAATAAAATTTCTTTTTATTATATTCTTTTCTATATTCTTTTATTTTTTCTTTATTATCTTCATTATATTCTTTTATATAATTTAAAATTTTTTCTTTATTATCTTCATAATATTTTTTAACTGTTTCTGAAATTTTTTCTTTATTTTTTTGATTATATAACTTTTTAGTTTCGTTTATTTTTTCTTTATTATCTTCATAATATTCTTTTTTAGTTCTTATTGGTTTTGCTTTATTCAAAGTTGCTTTTAAATCTTCAATATATTTTTTTTCTATTTTACAAGCATCTGAAAATTTTTCACATTTACAACTTTCTATTAATATTATATCCCAATTTTCCCATCCTCCATTATTGCGGATAAATTGATAAACTAACATATTATTCCCTTTATTATAAGAACTTTTATGTTGTATTTTTCTCTTTGAAAAATTTGTTGTATGACCTATATAAAAATCTTTTATATTTATATCTTTACAAATAATTTTATAAATAACTATATCTGACATTCTATAATATAATATAATATAATATCTTTAAGTAGATACCATATAGTTCATTATATATATATTAAGTATATATATTAAAAAATATATATATATATTAATATTTTAATATATAATACGGAATTTATTAATTATATTCAATTTTTATATTTTTATTATATTTCATTCTATATTATAGTTTATAATGAAAAAAAAATATCTACTTTATAAATATAATATAAAAATGTTTATATCTGATTTAAAGTTTGGACAAAAATATGAACAAAAATTATTAGAGCTTCTACCATATGATACATATACTCATAAAGTAGGATATTCGAAGAAAAAAGATATACAAGAAGATGGATTTAATAAAAATTATGATTTAACAATAACAAAAGATAATAAATTAACAAAATATGAAGTCAAATCAGATAGAAGAGCAATAAACACTATGAATATAGCTATAGAATTTGAATGTAGAAATAAACCATCGGGAATAATGATAACAGAAGCAGATATTTATGCATATTTTATAATAAAACCGGATGATTTATTTGATTTATATTTAATACCTGTTGAAGATTTAAAAAAGATGATAACTGAAAAAAAATATAAAAGATTAGTTAATGGCGGAGATAGTTATTTATCAAAAATGTATTTAATGTCTTTAAATGACATGCAAAATTATTTATTTAAAGTATAATTTTTTTGTATTCTAATTATAATATGCATAAAATAATTAGAATTGAACAATCACCGATTAAACATAAAAGATTAAGAGCAATATTAGAAGATGGGACATATATAGATTTTGGTTTAGATACTGGAAGCACATATATTGATCATAAAAGTATTAATAAAAGATTAGCTTATTGGATGAGACATTATGAAAATAAAACTGAACGTCATTTAATAGATAATTTAATACCTAGTCCGGCTTTATTTAGCGCATATATTTTATGGGGACCATTTACAAATATCCAAAAAAATGTTGAATGGTTGAATCATAAATTAATTTGATTTTTTCATTGCTCTAATTTTTGCCATTTTTGCTTTCGCTTCTGCACTTCCTTTAATTAATTTTTTCAATTTACCTCCTTCAGTTTTTACTGCTTTAGGTGGTTCTTCTGGGTATTTAATTATATAATTACTCTTGTTTCCAAACCTATCACGTTCTTTTTTTGAATTTTCTAGAAATTTTTCTGCATTTTCTACAACTTTCTCATATTTCTCTTTTGTTTTTTGTGATTTTGCTCTAGATAAAAATCCTTGAGCTACTTTTAATTTTTTTTCAAATTTTTCAACATTTTTATCAAAATTAGTTTTTGTTTTCTTTTTTTCTGGTTCTGGTTCTGGTTTTGGTGGTGGTTCTGGAAATTTTATATTTTTTATATTAAAATCTTTTATATTATCTACTGTTAAACCATTACGAATTTTTACTAAATAATCTATTTTTATCTGTTGCTTTGCAGATGGTGGCAAAAAACCATCTTTCCCCCCCGCTCTTTTTTTTATAGCTCTTATTTTAGTGGTTATTTTATTTTTTTCTTTCTTTACCAATTTTTCTAAATTAGGCTGTTTTGGTTCTTTAGGTTTTTTGACTCTAGGTTTTTTTTCTTTAACTTCTTCTTCTTCTACTACTTCTTCTTCAAATGATTGATTATCTACTTCTTCTTTAATTTTTTTAACTATTTCTTCTTTTTTCATATTTTTAAAATTTATATTTGGATACATTTTTTTTAATATATGAATAAATTCTGCTTTTGTTCCACTTAATCCTCCTTCCATATGACCCGCCCCCATCATTGCCCCTAAAATAGCTTTTTTTAATACTTCTTTCCCTGCTGGTATTACAACGTCATTAAATGCAAATTTCCCAACATCATATAATCCTTTGCTTAATGCTTTTCCTGCTGGTTTAACATAATCATCATAAACACCGCCACCAATTTCTCCTTCATCATCAGAACTATATTCACCATCTGAACTTTCAGACATTAAATCACCACCTTCAAATTCTGAATCACTGTCAGAAAGTTCACTATTCGTATCACTATCACTTTCAGAATAAAATCCCCCAGTTAATGGCATTTTTTCGGCTAAAATAGCGCCACCTTTTTCTAGATTTAAAATTGGTTTATAAACAATACCAGAAAAAAGAGGATCGGGGTGAAGAGTATTACCATTATTATTTCCGCCGGGTAATGGATGTCTCATGAATCCTGGACTTCCCCCACCTTTTAAAAAATTAACTGGTTGATTTCCTCTTCTATCTCCTAAATTATAAGGTTGTCTTTGTGATGAAACAAAACTATTCATTTCCATTTTAGGACGTGTTTTTATAAAACTATCAGTTATATCTTTAATTTCATTAATTATCTTTTGATTACTTAACATAGACATTTTATATATATATTATATATACATATAAAAAAATTAAAAAAAATTAAAAAATTATATTATTTTATTTTATCTTAATAATTTTGATAATCTAGATTTTGACATAGAATGAGAATGCTTTCTATGTCTTCCACCTTCTTCATGATCATCATGATGTTCCATTCCTAAAGCTTTTTTCATCATGTGATGTGGTTTCATATGTCTGAAAAATTTAGCAATTCCTGAGAATCCATGATGCATTTTTCCTCCAACTGTTCTTTTATATAATTCTTCATCAATAATATCGTGATGTTCTTGATTTTTTGCATCAAGAACCATCTGTCTATCAAGAACAGCGGTGAAAATACTACTACTTCCAGTTTCAGTGATGAAATATCCAGAATTTAAACACATAATAATTCCTTCTGGTTGAATTGTAAATGGAAATTGATTCTCAAAACTAGTAATGGTAATTTGTAAATTAAATTGACCAATACTAGAGTTAGATAATAATGGATTTAATGATAAAAATTTAGATGGATTAAT